AATAATTTTTTAATCTGCGATCTACTTGGGATCCGTTTTTATATGGATTATCTGAAGGTAGTTGTATATGTGATCCGACACTGTCTTCATAATACTTATAAACATCTAAATCTTCACTTTTGTCAGAATTAAATGAATCCATTATAGATGTTCGAACATCTGAATCTGATGAGTTAAAATTTGCATGAATATTTTGAAACACTTTATATACAGGGCTTTCTGGATCGTAACGATATAATATATATAACAAAATTGAATCTCTGTTATATAATGCTTT